TTGATTGTCCCAGCGTTATCGTTAAAACCTTCCGGATTTATTATATGGGGGCCGGTTCCACCAGTTAAGCCCCCTACTACTTGAAACGAGGAATTATTACTGTATTGAATAGCGTTACCTGCTTCTGGTCCGCTCTGATATCTAAAAATATTTGCGTTTGTTTCATCGACCGGAAGCTCCGGATCGATAACGGGGATTCTGATATCCCCTGATTTTTGCGGCCATGGTAATGCGCTTGTAAAGTAGTCGTGTCGTTTGTTTCTTTTCAGTAATTGCGGTGCGGTAGTAAAACCGCCTAATGAGCTCCAATCATTAGGAAGGTCACCGCGTTCAATGGGGAACAGTTCCTGCAAATTCTGGTCTCTATACCATTGATTATAAATTTCGTAATAAGCGCGAACGGGTAACTCTGAATAAGGGAGTTCTGGCACGTTTGGGGGAATGCCTAAATAATCTTCGAGAGTATTAGGCTGTGAACCTGCTATATCGTTAGTCTCACGAAACGGCATCGTCGGGGCGTTGCCATCGCCCCCGACCAGATCTTCGCCGAAGAATTGTTCGGCATTGTCCCAGATCAACCGAAGTGGGACGAAGAACCAGTGAACCGTAGCTTTCATATTATCCATAATTGGATAAATGGGTGTAGCAAGTCGCATAAAGGCGCTTGTGCCCATATTTAATGTGTCGCCTGGTAGAACTTCGTCAACCAGGATAGGAACGAGATTATCAACATCGAACGTCGTTTTGTGACCGTGAGACCGGTCAAACGTTGAACGCTGATGCTCTACGTTAGGTGCGTTCCATACTTTTTGGTTTGTGCTTTTCATAATTGAATGCCTTTAATTTTTCTATCGCCATTTTCTGTATATCCACCAATACGAAAAAGTGCCACATTGTGGCACTCCTTCCCATGGATACGTTTAGTGATCAGCTTCGCCTGAATGTCGTTCTCCGCGGAGAATTCTTTCGAGTACTTCCCATTCCGGATCAGGTAATGGATATATCTCCTCTTCGCTTCCATGGGGTGGTACCTCATGATTATTGATCGTCTGAGTGATGTTCGTCTTTTCGCTTAGGAAAGACAGAGACGAGATTAGTAACAGACCGATGAGCACTGTAGGGCGTGATAGTCCCAGTGATCTCATCAAAGGCAGCCACTTCGAAGAGCGTATAATCCTCGGCAAAAGTTTCGATCTGAGTACCTTGGAAACGTTGCTTAATTTCACGAGTAATTGTGTCCTGGTTTTCGTTCGTCAGGAGCATTATGTGTGATTCTGCTTTGCTGTCAAATATTGTGAATAATTTCATCTTTGTATATTCCTAGTTAGTTCGAGATATTTTTGCTCTTCAGCTTCCAGGTTCCACCTGTCTTGCTTTTTGAGCTTCTTAAGGTTGGTTTCCCTGATTTGTTCTAACTCCATGGCTTTTTCTTCGCTCATGATTTTTTTATAGAACTCAGGAATTCCTTCCTTTTTTCCGTCAAGAGTGACGAAACCTTTGTCCAGGTCATTGTTGTATTTTTGATACCAGCCCTTGCCTATGCCGGGGCGCCTGGACATTGTTGAGAATTCAGGGCGTATCGGCACTAATAGCCCTGTATTTTTATCTAGTCTTTGGTAATGATCTTCGGCTTGTTGGCCTGTAATTTTTTTTACTGTGTATTGAGCACAGTAAGCTGCGCTGCCTAATTCCATGGGGCCGAATTCTGCAATTCCGTTGCCCCATAGAGATTCAAGAGTGTGGGAATAATAGGCTTTTGGTTGTTCTCGTTTTAATTCCGCGTCGGCCATAAATGTATGGCCAAAGATTATCGCGTGAAAGTGTGGTCGACCGATTTTGTTATATTGATCTTCTGCTTCGCCGTATTCGCCACACATATAAAAACGGATTTTTTTTGGCGCTAGATACTTTCTCAATTTCTTGAGAAATAGCTGCCAATCTCGGACTTCGAGTCCTGCGTTTTTAGGTAAGTGTTCATCATCATAGGTCAATGTGATGAACGAATTTTCTGGATGGTCTTGAGCTTCGTGGACCATCCGTACGGCCCAATGTCTGGCCCGTTTTATTCTACATCCGATGCATTGCCCACATCCGATTTCGATAGGCTGACCGTGGCCCAGGTCTTTAAATATTACCTGGGATTTGTCGCCGTTTTTACCAGGGATTTGGTATCCCTGTATTGGGTGAAAACATTTCAAGGTTATTTACTCTTGATTGTTTTGTTTGTTTTTTAGAGGCGTCGACCGCCTCGCATCCCTATCCCTGGACGGGTCATATTCATTTTATTTGTGCGTGATGCTGTTTTTTTGAAAAGTTTTTTACTTTTCTGCTTTGTCATGCGCTGTCGTCGCATTTTTTTACTCCCTTTTGGTCGTTTTTGACACCTTCGGTGTCAGTGGGATCAGTTGATAACAAGAATGGTAACTGATCCCTATTTGGTTTGGCAACCCCCCCCGTTAGGAACGGCCAGGGGAGGTCGCCAATTCTTACTCCTGGTCAGGATTAACTACGGGCTCCTGTGGAGCCTGTGGTGTGCTTTGGGGTTCTACCGCAGGGGTAACCCCTTGTTTTGTTTTTTCTGGCGGCAGGTGCTCAGTGCTTAGCCCCAGCGCCGTCATTTCTTCTCGATTCTCTTCGTTATTTAAGAATTCGAGAAATTGCTGTGTTCCGCCAGGAAATTCCTGGCGGACTCCGGGTGGTAATGATTGGAACATTTGATTCGCTGACGCGATTTGCGTTTGTGCTTCCTCGTAAATATCTCCGGAAGGCAGCTCTCCGTATTGGCTCGCGTATATCTCAGAGTGTTTGAGAATTCCTGTTCTATTGAATTGGTCAACAATGAAGTTGACGTCTGTGGTTCGTGCGTGCGATTGCTCTGTTATCTCTTCGCCACGTTGGAATTTTTTCGGCTTCGCCGGTGATGTAAGTTTATTCATTAGTTTTTACCTTTCGAATAATTGTTTGTAGCCCACTCGATAAATTCCCCAAGGGAATTGACGGTGTTGCCTATTTTTTTGCCGGTTTCGGTTAAACCGTCCTGTTTTGTTCCCTGCCACAGTAAGGTCCCTTTAGCGCCAAGCTTGGGATACATGGCTGTCCAGGGGTCTGATTTTGCGGCTGCTGCTAAAACTTCGCGGACGCGGTTTTCCAGCTGTACGCCTTTCGCAGTCGCCTGTGCTCCTTCTGTTTGCGCTTTGAGCAGTTTGTTTTGTGCTTGAAGATTTGCTGTTGCTGCCGCTCCTGATACGGCGGCCGCTCCAGTGTTGCCCATCGTCGCCGAGGCTCCTCCTGGCTGGCTTGCGCTTTGACCCGCCGCTAGGATCGGATTGATGTTTGCTGCTATTAGGTCTTTTTTTCGCCGTTGAACGGCTGTGTTGCTCATGCGCTCTTGGAATGCCATTTGTTCCCTGGCAATTCTTTTATTTGCTTTGTTTGCGGAGGATTGGCCGAGTGCGCCGAGTCCTCCTCCTATTGCTGCTGCTGCTATTTGTCCCCAACCCATGATTAAAACCTATCTATATTGCCAGGAATGCCATACATGGGCATTGGTCGAACCCATTTGGCATGGAAATAGAAATCCGCAATAAAATCGGGCTCGTCCTCTACAGAGATAACCCGATCGATAGGCGTGTTTGATTCTATGAAGTTGCTGTTTAGGGTGGGGGCCTCATCGAAACGCTGGGCTAAATGCCAAGCGTCAAGTGGTGTTTGAACCGTGCTTCGGAAAATACCAGAGATTCGAGAAGGCTCGAATCTATATTCCGCATATCGCTCCTGGTATCCGAATGCTTCTGATGAGTCTTGTGGGCCGGTAAGGTCGCCGGCATAAATCTCTTGTGTTGATACTGCCTGTTCGCCGATTGCCTGGAACGAAGGCCAGTAATAATTGAAACGATTTCGCCTTGTAAATTTGCGATGTAAACCCTGTTGATAAGTGAGGTCTGCGGTTACAGATAATATGCCCATAACGTAACCGTGCTCTGTAAAGCTCGATGTAAAGGCATGTTGGCCTTGTAGTGAAGAGGTGCCCATGGCTCCCAGGTCACCTACTGTGCGGCCAGTTGTCGCCGCTGGGTCGACACTCTCGAATGTAGTGGCTACCGGCGTGATGTTAATGTCCATCGTATTACGCCCGAGGTACTCGGGACGTTGTAGTCTGGCGTCTGGCGATGTTACGCCAAAATGTGAACGTATGACTTCAGGATATCGTGTGCCGCCCCTGGCGTCTTTTTCAAAATACTTTTGAATAGCGAATGAGATTCGCAGCTGGTTGATT